ATGTAACGCTATTTCGATCTAGCGAGATTTTACCCCATATCCCCTACTTTCGTTTGAGGATTTTCTATTGTGACAACTTTCACACAACGATTGACAATTGTTCTCGTTTAATCTTTCGCCACCAGCATTGATAGCCACAACGTGATCGACAACATAAACAGGAACTATTAATTCTTTCTTTAAACATTCGACACACAAAGGATTGTTTGCTTTAAATATTTTAGCAAACTTTCGCCACGGCCACGAGTTATAGAAATCTGAATTACTATTTGTTCTTTCGAATGCTGCACGTTGTGCCACCCAACTTCTTACTACTTTATTTGGTTTATTTGCCATTAGATAAAATGATTTGGATCTTCGCTTGAATTAAAAGCATCGCTAGGTTCTATCTTTGGTAAATCATTAGTTGAATCGATATAACTTACAACATCCTTTTCATCATCTATATCTTTGAATTTAGTTTTATCACCTATCCATTGAAGAAGCGTTGTATTAGTTGAACCACCGCGATACTTAGCTATAATGATTTCAGTATTTGCACCTCTTGAAACTAATTCACATAACTCACCATCGTAATTCGATGGATCCATTTCAATTTTATAATAGTCAGGACGGTAAATGAATTGCACAATATCAGCATCTTGTTCTATTGCGCCTGAATCACGTAAATCAGATAACAACGGACGTTTGCTTGCACCACGAGTTTCAACAGCGCGTGATAATTGTGATAATGCAATCACAGGAATATTTAACTCTTTAGCTAATCGTTTTAATCTTCTTGAGATAGAAGATATTTCGCCTTCACGATTTCCTTTAACGCTTCTATCGGTCATCAACTGAATGTAATCAATGATTAAAAGCTTTATATTAAACTTTCGAAGCCACAACTTAGCAGTAATTACAATGTCGTTTATATCAGTTTTACCGCTGTCATCAATAAAAAAAGGATAGTTATTCATTCGGTCCTGGTGTGCTGAATAAGTGCTGAAGTATTCGGGTTTGTCAAATCCAGTCTTTAACAATTGTTTTAAATGGAAATTGGTATCGATTGCAACAGAACGCGCTGTCAATTGTTCGATAGACATTTCTAATGATATAAATCCAACTCCTAAATTATTTTTACAGTTTTCGATGGCGCATTTTAAAACATAAGAAGTTTTTCCCATCCCTGGTCTAGCAGCAACAATCACTAAATCTTGATTACGGTATCCGCCCGTATATTTATTCAATCGCTTAAATCCAGTATCAACACCAACTAATTGCACATCGTTTTTATTAGCCGAAAGCAATTCGACTTCTTTTTTAAGATTTTGCAAAGCATTAGGAAAAGTCATTGTCGACCTTCCTGTGTTGGTAAAATCCATTACTTTGTCGAATTCTTTTTGCCAGCGGTTCATCAGTTCAAAAATATCCGTTGTTTCGTTATACGCTAAAGCAATAATTTGATTGCTAAACATAATCGTTTTTCTAGCCATAAACTTTTGAATAAGAACGTGGCAGTGGTATTCTATGTGAGCAGAAGAAGAAATTTTTTGCGTAAGCTGCAACAGGTTAAAATCACCACCAGCTAAATCTAAAGTTCCTAACTTTCTTAATTCAGCAGAAACAGTCATTAAATCAATTGGATTTCCTGCATTGAATAAACTACGAATTGCTATAAAAATATATTTATGAGTTTCTTTATAAAACACTTCTTCAGTTGATATAATTGCCATCACTTCCTCGACACCTTTTGCATCGATCATCATTGCACCGATAACTACTTCTTCCAAATCAATCGCTTGAGGCATTAAATTTCCGTTATGTAAGTTTGAGTTTTCCATAATTTAAAAGCCTCCTATTTTTTCTTTTCGAGCGTTTGGGTTTAATTCAATAACTTGTGGTTCGAACTTATTTTGATTAGTAATCCAATTTCGAGCATATTTTATAAATCGTCCTTCGATAACGTTTCTTTTAAATTCTAATCCTTCCTGCAAAACAGTTGCTTCAAACATTTCAGAGAACTTGATGAAATCACTTATTTTTGATTTGTATTGCATCATCAATCTTTCATAATCCGAAGGATAATTTACTTCAAAAAAAGCGAGCGAATTACCTTCTCTATTCATTGTATTATTAATTGTAATATTCTCATATATAGGATTGACTTTTTCGTCTATACCTATAGACTTTTTTATCAATAGGGTATTGACTTTTTTGTCTATACCTATAGACTTTTTTATCAATAGGTTTTCAATGAAAATTTTACGTTTATTTCCAAGTTCTGGGAAGTGTTCAATTTTTAAATAGCCAGCACTTTCTAATTGAGAAATCCATCTTGAAATTGTCATTTTATCAACTTCATACAATTCAGAAAAATAACTATTATCAGCCCAGCAAAATCCCTCTTGATTGCACAAAGCCGTAATTTCGCCATACAATAACTTCGCATTAGGCTTCAATCTTTTATCGTATCGAACGCTTGCTGGAATTATAGCATAAAAGTTTGGTTCCATTATTTAAGTGTCAAAAATTTATAATTAGCTAAATTCACATTTACAATCGCATTCGAAACATCAACCATACTTTTCGCTTTTTTGTAAGTTTCATCCGTTGGATTAGCATCTAATTCATTAAAAATAGCCTCTAATTTCTCAGTTACACGAGCCGAAAGTCCGTTCGATTTTATCACTTCCGCATGATGTGTAAATGTTTTTGGAGTTTTATCTAAAAAACTTGTTTTGACACTAACATTTTCAACAATCACAATCTCATTCATAAAATCATCATAATCACTCTCTAATCTCGAAAATGTTTGCTTGTCAGTTATGATCGCTATTTTGCCGAAAATATTCTTGATATCTAATACTTTTTGAACTTTGTTACCGTGAATAAAACTTTTGTCAAACAGTTCATTAAATTTACTTTGCATACTCTTTCTTAATTTTTTGGTTTAATATTATAGTTTTTCTTTTTTGCTCGATAAGCTCTGGCATTTCTTTAATAATTGTATCGATAAATTCAGGGTTTTTCACACCCATAAATCGCTTTACAATCGATGAATCGCACATTGTATTTTTTAATAAACTTTCTTTTCGAGTTCGTAAAACAAGATTTTCAATAACAATATTTGTTTTATCATTATCCAAAAATTCCACGTTCATTCCAAGAGGAATTAGCCCAAAACGCTCTATCCAAATCAATCGATGTTTTAACTCGAAATTCTTATTCGAATCATCATTTTTAACGTGCCGAATCTTTACTTCGATATAACCATCGACTGTAATTCTTTCGTGACCAATCGAAACGGTATTATGTGGATCCTGACCTTTTCTGAATCTCGTTTTTGCCGTTCTTTCAATCATTTCAGGCTTCATGTAATCCACTTGCTTCAAGCCTTTATTCCATCCAGGAGTTTGATTTGTAAAACGAGTTGCAACTCCTATATCATTATTTTTAGAAATCCTGCCAGACAGCGGTGAATTCTTAAATCCTTCGCTTTTTGTAATTCCTAACGAACACGCTTTTTGACTAATAATTGATGCTTTTCTACCTAACATCAAAGCCAAAGTTTCCGTTTTACAATCAGGATAAAGCAGTTGCAAGATCCCTATCTCTTGCGGTGTCCAAATTTTTCTCATGGATACAATTTTTTAAAACTTCATTAATTTTAGTCTCAAAACTAGAAAGTGTTTTTATCAAAAATTCAATTTCAGAAACGACAGTCGGCACATATAAATAAGTCATTTGATATTTATGACCAATCACTCTTTTATCGTAGCCTAAATAATTGAACAAAACAAACACCACCACTTTTTTAGCCATAGTATCACCGTAACCTAGGACTTCGGCAATACTACTTCCAAATTCACGACAAACAGCCGTTTCGACTTGTTTCGCTTTTTCAGTATCAAAAGTGGTTGTGTTCATGGCTGTATATTTAATCACTAAACTTTTCTTTACAATCCCCACATTCCCAAAAATTATAAGGACTATCATGGTATTTCATATTGCTATGAAAGCATTTTTTAGGAGCATTCTTTTTTACAAAAATTTTATGAAAATTAACCATTAGGGCATAACAAAACCAAAAAACAGTAATTACACATCCTGTAATTAATCCGCAACACACCAGGATAATCAAAAAGTTAAGTATCTCAATCATAGTCTTATTTTTTAAAGGTTTTTTTAATTATTTTTTGGTAATTACACGTTCTTTGATGCGACAAAAACAAGCCATACAAAAGCAACGATACCATAATCAGGTCCAGAATTCCTAGACACCAAATCAACACTAGATCTATATCCATTTTCCACATAATTTACATTTTTCAATCATTTCAAAAACAGCTTCAGGAAAACATAGTTTATCGGTTTTGCATTGGAGCACTTCGCCATCAACAACAGTAATATTTTTTATCTCCGCTGTTGTTTTTACTAAATCTTTATCAGTTTTCATATCCCAATCTTTTTATGGCTGATGTCAAAATCATTACTCTTTTGTAACCAGATGCTTCCTGATACCATTCGTTCTTTTTAATTTTTTCCGAAAGGATCCAATCCTTTACACCTTTCACGGTTTGCAACGGCAATAATTTAGCGCGCACAATTTCACGCAAACTCAAAGACTTTCTTCGCATCAATCTATTGCGTTCAATATCTTTCGATGCTTCAAAATCTTTTACAGAAACAATCACTAATCCTTTGGATTTTAAAGTTTCTATAAAATCATCAGCATCTATGTAATTTATTGCAGCCATTAGTTTTGTTGTGTTTTATAAAAATCAATAATTCGAGTTTCAAATTTACGTACAGCGTTTTCGCCATTCATCGCATATTCGTACATACAATTCTTGCGAATTATAACTTTGCGGTTTCTTCTAAATCTACCTTTTGCATCTACATAAGACGAAACATTTATTTCGGCTTCACGAATATCACCAGTGGCAATATCACACTCCCAAACTTTCATTCCTGGTATTACTCTTTTTTGCAAAATAATAGGCTGCATAATTGCAGTATGTTTCTTTTTTCGAAATAAATTCAAAAACTTATTCCATAGAAGTTTTACTTTTTTCACAATCTAAAAAGGATTTGAATTAAAAAATAGGCCACCAATATAAGCGCAAAACGCAGTTGGTATTTTTGATAGAGGAAGAAGTTTTTCATAATGTGTTCATTTGAAATATTACTCATTTTTCATTTTTTCAAAAACAACAGTTACTTTTTCTACAATTTCTTTGTCCATCAATTGACAATTCCAAAAACGCTTTAATCTAACTAAATCAATATCAGGATAATGAAATTGCATAATAGCACTTAAAGCATTAAAAGATTTGAATCCCATACCAAAAAACTCTCTTAAAATTGAGGAGCATTTATTAAAAGTTTCAAAACGATTTATCGTTTCCTTTTCTCTTATTGTCATTTTTGGAATAGTTTTTGTACCTTTGTTACTCATAATAAAATGTATATATGTTTACAGGAACAAATATAAGTAATATTACTTTAATTACGTAAGCAAAACAAGTAATATTTCATGTAAAATTTAAAAATAAAAATATTTTAACTTTAAATAATTGAAAATGAAAGCTTTAGAAATTAAAAAAAGACGTAAAGAAATG